AACGATCCAAACCCAAACCACGCAATGCCTATTGAATCTTTATCTTCAATGATAATATGACAAAGCAAATGGAGGAAACCAATCAAGATAAATAAATTATTAGGAAACAACACAGGAATCGCTCCGCTCACCCTGTGTTGTTTCCTTCTTACTTGTTCGTTCCACCCACCCACCCACACTCCAAGTAAGAAAGAAATGAGTTCACTACGTTCACACTATAGATACTGGGAAGAAACAACCTCATTAAACTATAGTAAAACAACACCCTGTAACAAACAAAAGAAAAAGGAAAACAAAACGTAGTGACAAAGCAGAGCATGATAGCGACGCAAACCAAACCCAGATAGGAGGCAATCATGGGAGAATTTTTTCATACAGTATATTTTAATTTAGGATTTTTATCTGCATTAAATTGGCTATTAATCCTCTTGATTTTTTTTGAGTTACTAGTAAAATGTTTTAACGCAACCATTCATAGCAAAGGAGAACACTATGAACATTCAGACTTCTATTAATAAATTAACCAATGGTTTTGTAGAACCATATACAGCAGAAGATCAGCTTAGAGATATACTTAAAGCTGAGATAATAAAGGTGCCTGCATTGCATCCTTATACAAATGAACCTATACCTGAGAGTCAGGTTTATATTGAAAGAAATACCAATGAAGTTGTATGCACAACATCACAAAGTCATACCATTGGTGATACAAATCATGGACAAATGATCCCTCAGTTTTTTGATAACTGTTATAAAATTGATGCAGGTTTTAAAGTAAAAGTTGAACATGCATCTTTAGCTAAAGTATCTTTGTCTGCTTACTTTCCTAAATATGAATATGAATTATATGATTCACCAGCAGTTGATGACACTATTGGTTTGTTTGGAAGACATACAAATTCAATTGATATGACATGGTCTTTATCAACAATGCTAATGACTAAAAGAATCTTATGTTTAAATGGTATGCTTGGAGATTTAAAAGTAGCAATATCAGTACAAAAACATAAAGGTTTAATTAGTGCTGAACGCAGTGTTACTCCAATCCAAAAAGGTTCTGAAGTATACCTACAAAACAGAGATCTTTATAATAACATGGCATCAGAATCAGTAACACGCCAAGTTGTTGAAGAATTTTTTGATAAGTATCTTTGTAAAAACAAACACACTTATACAAATAAATACAAAGATGATACTAACAAAGCTAAGTTAGAAAACTTAATGCGTATTTACTCTGACAATACTGCTAATTTAGGCAACACAAAATGGGCATTGTACAATGCTCTTACTTTCTGGGCCTCACATCCAGATAAAACAAATGATACACGGCAGTCAACTTTAAATAGTACAGCTAAACTAATTGATCAGCGTACAAAAAGGGAAGGAGAAATAAGATCTGTACTAAATAAAACCAACAACTTAGAACTTGTAGGTTATGATTCAAATAAAAACGGATCAATAATATTCAGTCAAGAAAGACTATAAAAAAAAGGAAGAAAAATGAGTAGATTTAATAACCCATGTTTTAGTTGTTCGGATGCTGAGGGATCTTTTCAACAAGGATATAACGATGAGCTTTCCATTAATGGGAATGTTCTATGTGGATTTTGTGTAGCTAATATAATAAAGGAAGCAAATCCTGTTAGACGAGATGCAGATATACGAAACACTATGGGTTTTGGTCAAACACATTTATTAAAAAATTAAATCATAGTGCCACATACCCCCCTATTGTGGCACTAAAATAAAATGCATAGAAAGGAGAACACTATGCCAATACCATTCAGTAAAGATATTATAGATCAATTGTTTGTACCTACAGTTCGTTTAAACATGACTGTATTTATTAATGCTTGTTCAGAACTAAGCAGTCCAACTGAAATCAAAGGATTTATTTTTTCTTTTGATGAAGATTGTTTCCCTAAAGAATATTCAAGGGAAAAAATAGTTGCACTGGCTTCAGATAAATGGGAGCTTATACATTCCAAAAATATAGAAGAGGTAGAATATCAATACCAAATTGATAGGTTTGTAAAAGGAGAAACACACCCATGAATATTGAGCATTACTTTAAAACTTATTATGCAAATGAAACTCAAAACATAATCAATAGACTTCCAAAGCATATGATTATTAATTTATCATTAAGATTTAAAGAATGGTGGACTGATCAAGAAAGAAAACTTTATACCAAAGGTAAAAGAAAATTTCCTTTACCTTGCGATAGAACTTATACAGTAGATCAAATACCATATGATCGATCAGACCCTACAACTTTAAGATACCCTAGACTAAATAGACTTCTTAAAGAATATAAATACTTAACATCAGTTGAAATTGCAGAGCTATTAAAAGAAGATCCAATGCAGGTACGCTCTTATTTATTTCATGCAGTAAGAAGAGGAGAAATTATTAGCGAAGAATTAAGAAAATCTAAAACTGTAAAAGGTCAAAGAACAGATGTAAAAATATATTACATTCCACAAAATAAATTTTATGGGAGAAGCTTATGAGATTTAGATTGTTAAATATATTATTAGAATATCGTAGATCTATTAGAAAAATTAATATTAAAAATTATAGCCAAGAAGAATACTGGGATATAGTTGATAATATTTATATAGATTTATTAAAAGATTTAAAACGTGAAGCTCAAGAAAAGTATGATGCAACAATGGCAGGCATGGCTAATCTTGAAGAAAGTAAATTATTAAGTATAATCAATAGATTAGACGGAATGATAACAGCATTCTATACAATAGAATATAAAAAACAAGGAGAGGAATAATGGACTTAAATAAAGAACCAGACTTTGATGGAGCAGACTATCAGCCAGATAGAGATAAGCAAAGACTTACTACTGGTCAACATAAAGTAAGAATGTATATGGAACATGCAGGATGGAGAACCATAATGCAAATCTCAGAAGCTTTAGATATGTACCCACCCAGTGTTTCAGCTGACCTTAGAAATCTTAGAAAAGAAAGATTCGGTGGTAGAACTGTAGATCGTAGGTATGTAAAGAATGGTATCTACGAATATTATTTAGTGCCAGAAGAAAAAGATGATTAAAGAATGCTATGCGTGTGGATCACGCACATCTTTTTGGATTGAAATGCAGGTGGATATGATGCCACCTGTATATCAAACCATCTGTCTGGATTGCTGGGAGAAAGATACATGGCAAATAAAAATCGCAACAAGGGAATCTACCACGAAAAATGGTTTGAAACTTGGCTCAAAAAAATAGGAATAAAAGTAAAGCGACAACCCATGTCAGGTGCATTAGGAGGAGAATATATAGGTGATCTTTTAATAGATCACAACGATCAAAAATTTATTTGTGAAGTAAAGTATAGGGATAAGTCTACATTCCCTAGCCCTTTTTCTTTGTTTAAAAACAAAGACATAGTATTATTTAAACGTAGACATAAAGTAGAAAATGAATCACAGGTTCTTGTAATTTTTACACAGGAATCTTTTGAAAAATTTATGGAGAACACACATGGCAAAACGTAAAGAAATGCCACGCTTTCCTGTACCCGATAACTACCAACCAAAGCAGGAAACAATTCAAAAATTAACAGAAAAATATGGAGAGATGGATCACCAAGATGAAACAGATAAATTCATTAATTACCACCAAGCCAACGGCTCACTCCTTGCCATTGTTGACGCAGCTTACCGAACTTGGATTCAAAACAAAGTTAGATGGGAAGCAAATCAGCAAGGCAAGAAACTACTTAATCAAAAGAACCGATCCTTACCAAACGGAAAAAGATCTTCTTACTTCCATGAGATCGCTGACCGAATACGACATTGAAGTTAAACCAAAGCTTGGTACAATCGGAAGTATAGCTAAAGTTAATTTATCTTTTGAAAATGAAGATAAATTAAATCAGGCATACACTAAAGTTTTTATGTGTATGGTAGGGTTGCCTATCCAAGACCTAAAGCAACGCCTGCTGATGCTTTCTACGCTCATACAGAGGCAATTTGGAGATACCCCTGAAGACTTAGAGGTAAGAATTAATAGTACAGCTGAACAACTAAACAAATATCCTGCTGATATTGTGTTGAAAGCTATTGATGAGGTCAAGAATACAGAAAGATATTTTCCATCTTATTCTGTATTCTACAAACATATTAAATGGAGATATGAATCACGTAAACAAATCCTAGTAGCATTGGATAAAGAAGCAGAAAGACTTTCAAATGATTGAACAACAAATAAGAAAGGGAGATCTTATTGTGTATCCAAAAGAAAAAAAACTTTGTGTATGGCACAGAAGCACTGGCTATTACACAAGACCTATGAGCAAAGATGATATGATTAATCTTGCTTTTAGATTACTTGAGGAGGCAAAGAAATGTTAGAAGCTTTGCTTTGCCTTAGTTTAAATATTTATTTTGAAGCAAGGTCTGAACCAATACAAGGTCAGATTGCTGTAGCTGAAGTTACTCTTAACAGAGTTGCTTCAAATAAATTTCCAGATACTATCTGCGAAGTTGTACTCCAGGAAAATAAAACTGGATGTCAATTCTCTTGGTGGTGTGATGGAAAGAGTGATCAACCTAAAGAATCAAACTCTTTCCAAACAGCTAAAGCTTTAGCAAAATTAATGATTGAAGAAGGAGAATATATATCGGTAGTTGGAAAGGAGGCAACGCACTACCACACAGAAGACATCAATCCATATTGGAAAGATGATTACTCAACTATTACACAGGTAGGGAAACATATTTTTTATAAAAATATTGAAATTAAACCTTTACCCCGACCACAAATTCCACTATTCTATGGAGAAGGAGAACACTATGAATAGATTAGGCTTTATAGGTGGCAGTGATGCCACAAGAATCATGACAGGTAATTGGTACGATCTTTGGGCTGAGAAAACAGGCCGTAAAGAACCAGAAGATTTGTCTAACAATCTAGCAGTACAGATAGGTACACATACAGAATCATTTCACATTGAATGGTTTTGTAAACAAACTCATGCTGAACAGTATTCACTACAAAATATATATTATGCTACTGAAAATGGTGTTCCATATAAAGGTACAGTTGATGCTGAAATAGAAATTGATGGATTGGAAAATGCTTTACTTGAATGCAAACACACCAATGCTTTTACCAATATGAAAGAACAGCTTGTTCGTTATATGCCACAGCTACAATTCTATATGCACATATCTAACTTAAAAGAATGTTACTTATCTTGTATCTTTGGTAACAGCCAATGGGATTACAGAAAAGTATCTTATGATGAAGAGTATGTACACCACATGAACGCAACAATCAGAGCGTTCTGGAATTGTGTAGAAGATGATACTGCACCTACAGATCAGGCCGTGATTGATACGACTCATATGACAGACAAAATATTAATAGACGATATGGTACGCAGAGATGCCAATGCCGACAACCATTTCATTAGTATTGCACATGACTTTATCAATACTATGGAAGATGCTAAGTCACATCAAGCATATGGAAAGATGCTTAAAGACTTGGTAGCAACAAACGAGAGCGAAGTTTACTCAGATATACTTACTATCAAAAGAGATAAGCGAGGCTCTTTAAGAATCACACCATTAAAAAAGGAGAACTAAGATGGCAACTAAAGCAGAAAAACAATCAGCACTTGACTGTTATGTCAAAGCACAAACAGAAATGGGTAAAGCATTAAAGAATGCAACTAACCCACATTACAGAAGTCAATATGCAGACTTAGGTAATGTACTTGAAGCTTGTTTAAAACCATTTAATGACAATGGGTTTATACTTACACAACCATCTGGTCGTGATGAAGGTGGTGAGTATGTAGATACAATACTTACCCATGTAACAGGTGAATCATTTTCATCAAGAGTACATCTATGCATAGAGAAACAAACCATGCAAGGTTTAGGTTCAGCTATTACTTACGCTCGTAGGTATGGTGCATTGCAAATGGCTGGCATAGCACCAGAAGATGATGATGGTAATGAAGCATCAAAGACACCACGCAAAAATTTACCAATACCAAATAGAGAACAAACTCAATCAAAAGAAGGAGATTTTTAATGAGTGATTACGACAATAAAAACAAGGGTGCGGCTTTCGCACCCTTCTCAGATCAAAAATTTATTTTATCAGGAAACCTAGATGTACAAGGTATAGAAAAAAGATGTGTTTATATTGCAGGCCAAACAAAAAATAATAAAAAAATTATTAAAATATATCAAGAGATTGGTGTTATGTTTGACAATCAAAGTGACAATGAAAAAGCACCAAACTATACAGGTACATTGCAAGATCATTTAGGAGAAGAAATGAAAGTTGCCGCTTGGAAACGTGTTCAAGAAAATACTGGTAATAATTATTTAAATATTTCTCTCTCAGAAAAATTAGAATCTGGACAAAATAATTCTGATCCATTACAGTCTAATAATAAATCAGACCCTCTGGGGGATGGGGATGATATTCCGTTTTAGAGGCTGAGAGTGTTCTCCAAAACTAATCTCAATCTGCCTCACTGAGCAAGAGTTGTACTAGCCAACTCTTGCTCTTTTTTATAAAAAAAAGCCTCCGACGGAGCTACCCAAAAAGCTCAAGTCGGAGGCAGTTAGTAGAGATAGGGAGGATATCTCTAGCTTACCATCTTCATTCTTTGAACAAGACGATCTGCTCTATTAGTTACAGTCTTATACCATTTGCTGTCAATCATTTGTCTTGATGCTTCTTCCCAATTTCTTTCTTCAATAGCTTTATTCATTTTTTTAAAAGCTTTCATTTTTGGCAAGCCCATATTAAACATCATGTTCCCTATGATTTGTTTACACTCTTCAGGTAAAGAATTAAAATCATTATGCAATCTTTTACAGTCATCAATTACAGACTGAACATCTTTATCAAAAACTTCCTGCACTCTTTTCTCAGATACAGGTGTACCAACTTCCATATTATTTTCAGGATCACCTGCAATTGTAAGATGCCCAATTCCAAAAGTTTTTTTACCAAGGTGATCTAGGTACACTTCATACTTAACACCTTCATCAATTTCTAATTGTTTTCTAAGTTTATCTACATTCACTTTGTTACTCCCTTAGTTTTTTCAAATGTACGTAAGCCCCCCAACCCAAGCATACCCATAAGAACAGTCATTAAACTTGTCATGTCAAACTCAGGTATTGGTGGTATAGATATACCGAACAAAGCTACACTAAACAAGATACAAGGAGTTAAAATAAAATGATAAAGCAAAGCAATTCCACAAACCCATCCAACAAATGGACGCCAGCCACCTTTAAATAAAGAACCAGATTGTGCCTCAGCCTTATTCACCTGCACTTGTGCCAACGCTAATTGCTGTGCATGATTGTCAGCCATTGTTGCTAACTCATGTGCAAGCTTTGCCTTCTGATCTTTGTCTTCTACAAACTTATCAAGCAGACCAGTAACAGGCCCTATTAAATTATTTATAATACTCATTCTTTTTTTCCACTCCCTAAGAAAACTGCGAACGCACCTGTCAATGCACCTGTCATTACACTTGGCAATGCCGCTTGCTCTAAGCTTGGATCAGGCAAAGAAATAAACCATTCAATAACTCTGAATGTCATTACTATTAATGACAACATTATAAGTCTTGGTATTATTCTCCACTTATCTAATCGTTCTGGATTCATTTTATTAATAGCCAAATTGGTTGTGTTATATTTACATCTACATATGTTAATAAAAAAAATAAAATTGTTAAAACAATTAATAAACTATTTATATTTAATGGCAAATTGTAGCATAAGATAAGCTCCAACCCCAGTAATAAGTACAGCTAAAAATATACCTGCAAAATTTAATAGCTGATTCTTTTTTTGTAAAGCTTTATATCTTCCTTCACGTTCTTCTTTCATTACAGATTGTCTAATAGCTTGAAGCTCATTCCAACCCTTGAACCCCCTACATTCAATAATCAGTTTTCGCAATTCTTGCTCCATATCTCTAGCCCGAACTGCATTAATATAGGTAGTCAATGCTTTTTCTTCAGCACTTCCTTTACCTCTTGCTGCTGCTTCATGGGTATTTTTAGCATCATCAATAGCAGACCACATCTTACCCAAGTCTTTGCCAAGAGCATGGATATCTTTCCCTGCTTTTACAGCTGTCTTAATTGCTGTAAAACTGCCAATTGCTATTGTTATAGGATCCATTTAGTCAGCATCAGCTATAGTTAATGTGCCTGCATCTACTTGTTTTTTAATTTCAGCGTAATGTCTGTTATCTAAATCTGTAGGCACTTGCATACGAGTACCATCAATCTCACATTTAATAGTAGCGTTAGCAGTTGTAGTATATTGAGCATTTGTAATTGTCATTTTATTCATATTTATAACTCCGCATCAAATTCTATTTTAGCTGAAGCATTTGTACCACGGACAATTCCTGCCTGACCTGCCGTTCCTGATACTTCACTATTGTTGAGGGCACTATAAGATTCCGTACTACCATTCTCAAAAGCCACAGAGTTAAAAGCATCACTACCACCATTTGCATAAATAGTATAATAGCCAGTTCCTGTTGAGTCAGTACCAGTGGGTGTGGCTCTCATTGTGGTAGGATAACGAAACATAAAACTTGCGTGCGAGCTTGAGTAGTACCAAGCGACACCAATTTCTTTGTTATTCCCTTCAAGAAACTTAAAATAATATCGTTGGCAATCAATTAAATCCTGTGCATAACTTTTATGCTCAAAAGGTGTAGAGTAGCTTCCTATTTCTATTTGAAAACCAGTCATATACCAATTAGCGTTTGCAGTGGTTAAAATACCAGTAGTTGCTCCAGTTGCAGAGTTTCTATCAGCTGCTTCCCACGCTCCTGCACTACCAGAATAAGTACTTCCTACACCTAATCCGAAAGCAACCTGTAAACTTCTAGCATTAGTTGTAGCCCATGTTCCTGTAGTATCACCTGGTATAGTTATAGATTTTCTTTCCCAAGTGTCGGCACTTGAAATTGTATATGTAAAAGGATAAGCTCTATTATCAGATCCATTGCCTACAGCACCACCATGAGTTCCAGTAATACTACTTCTTACATAAAAAGATATAGTAATTGTTTTTGCATTTCCACTTCCAAACTCTAATTTAGCCGCATCCAATCCTTCCATTCTATATATCATAGCAACTCTGTCTCCTGATGCAACAGAAGCATCAGCTACAGTTGTTACAAATTTTAAAGAATGTGAAAAACCTACAGGAGCAACAGTGCTTTGTTCAATTGTGTTAGTTCCTGCATGAGCTTTATAAAAAGCCATTCTATCAAGAGTATAAGTAACAGCACCATTAGCTGCTGTTATTGTACCTCCTCTTTGATGTACCTGCATTCCACCATTTCTAACAAGGTTTTTATGTCCTGTTGAAGCACCATTGTCTGCGAGTTGTCGTGCTTTGCTCATTTACTTCTCCTTAACTTGGTTTAGCATTGTCATCTTTTACTTTTTTAATTGTAGAAAACCAAGTTCCTGTTTTATCACCTTTACCTGCTACCATGTCGTGATACAAAAGGTCTAATTGTTCTGCAATTTCTGGATAAGCTGATGCTCTTGTTCGTTGATACGCAGTAGCATCTTCAATAGCTTGAAGTCTTTTTTGTTCAGCTTTAACTTCAGCTACTGTAGGGGCACCTTCACTACTAGCTAAAGTAACAGCATCCCAAAGTAAATCTTTTGCATCTGTGCCTAGTAAAGAAACACCACCATTAGGTCTTAATGATATAGCTGCATCTGTTAAAAAAACTTTTCCATTATATTTAGACATTTAAATCTCTCTTTACGGATTATATATTTCTGTTATAGAAAATGTAATAGGCGAATTAACACCACTAGTTGACGATAGTGTTGATGATAAAAACTCTACTGTTCCTCCACCTGCTTCACTTCCAAAATAAGGAGTATAAGTTCTGGCATTTGTATTGCTTGCAGAAATAGGAATTATATAATGCATGTAATCAAAATCATTACTATCAAATTTTGTTTTTCTTGCTGACCAATGAACTCTAAGACGGCTACCATCTGAAGGTGGTTCTGATGCTATTGCACTATTAGTTACATCAAATATACGAGAATACATTAATGCGTTATTATTAGGACTACAAAACCAAGCAGATAATTCAGCATATAAAACGCTTGAAGCATGTTTAGGAGTAAAAGCTATTCTTAAACTTGTAGACATTTCAGTTAAATTTCCTGAAATACCTAATTGTGTGGTACTAGTTAAATTAACATATTGTCTTTGTACAACAGCACCTCTAGCTAAAGCCACACCAGTTACTGTCAAATCACCACCTATTGCAAAGTCACCTGATATACTACCACTAAAAGTACTAAATGTATCATAGACAATTACTTCAACAACATCATTCGCAGACATAGCCGATAGACCTGCAATTGTGTTAGAAGTTGTTGTGTTGTAATCCGTACCTGCTACAAGAGATACACCGTTAAGTGATACATCTACAAGCTCTCCGCTTGAAAATGTTAACGATTTGCTATTGTCATCTGAGCCAGATACAGACGTAGCACCTGCAGACACAGTGTAGTAGTATCGTGTCCTCTGAACTTCGTTTGGTGATTTACCAATATATGGCATAGCCTTACTCCTATTCGCTTATGGTATCTACAACAGAAACCCAAACATCTGCTGAACTTGCTGTATTACTTTTAACTTTAAGAGCATCACCACTTACCATCACAATTTTTGCTCCACCATCTAGTACTTGAAGAGAACTGCCTACAGGTATAGACGCATCTTTAACAATATGAATGTCATTTGATCCATCATTAATATATACCTCAACTGTAATTTGTGCAGTGTGTACATTAGCAATCGTAATACCAACTATAGCATCATCACTGTTTGCTGTTCGTAAGGTTGTTGCACCTGTACCAACTGCGTTTGCTGTATTTCGTTCAAAATCTTGTGCCATTTTTATCTCCTAAAGTGCTATTGCCATTGCTACTGCGAAACCTTTGCTTGCTGATGAACCACCTACATAAGTTTTAACAACAGACATATCGGTTCGTTTAATTGTACCTTCGTCACTAATTAATATTTCATCTGTATCAGCAATCCCACTTGCTAATTCTGTTTGTCCACTAATTACGTTGTCATTTAACATACCACTTTCAACAGCATCACTGCCTATAGTAACAGCACCACTACTTGCTATTGTTACATCACCACTAACAGCTACTTCTTGATAACTTGTTCCATCACCTACAAGTATTTTGCCACTGGTAACATCTGGCATTTTTAACAAACCACCAATTACTATGTCACCACTTGTTGTTACTGAAGTTATATTTGGACTTCCACCTGACCCTGCTAATGAAGCCATATCAGCAATAACAGAAGAAGTAGCAAGTAAATTTAAATCTTCAACGATTGCAGATGTAGCTAATGTATTTAAGTCACTTACAATATCGCTAGTAGCTAACGTATTTAAGTCGCTTACGATATCGCTCGTAGCTAAAGTATTTATATCAGAAACTATATCACTCGTTGCTAAAACATTTATGTCAGAGACTATATCAGATGTAGCAAGCGTATTTAAATCACTCACAATGTCGCTCGTTGCTAAGATATTTAAGTCTTCTACAATGGCAGAAGTTGCTAATGTGTTTAAATCACTAACAAAATCACTCGTAATTAAACTTGCTACTCCAGCTACACTACTTACATTTGAAGATATCCCTGCTACAGTAGACAAATTTGAAGACATACCAGCAACTGTAGTAACATTACCAGATATTCCTGCAACTGTATTAATATTTGCTGTGATGGCTGAGAGGGAATTAACATTTGCAATAGTTGGGCCTGCTTCCACTGCACCAGTGCTGGCATTAAAACCTAATACTGTTCCAAGTCTACTTGCTTTTAATGGCAACTCCATACTAACAGCAGTATCAGCGTCTGCTAAATGAATTGATCGTGTTACATTGTCATCAAGATCTGCTTGTATAGCTACAAATCTATCAAGCTCAGTATTTAGAGTTGATACTGTAAATGCACCTGATGTTGGAAAATCTGTAGTTCTATCTAATGCTATCTCTCTAGTAATAAGAACAGTTGATCCACCACTTGCACCAGTAACTGATATTGAAACTGTACCTGTAGAACCAGATCCACCTGACACGGTGTAATGAGTGGTGATTGTCTTCTTCGTACCGTCTACATATACATTTAAATCTGACTCAGAAAAAAATTGAAATGAAACTGTAAATGATGTTTGAGTTGCACCTTCTGAAACAGAATATGAAACTCTTGGTGTATTATCTGATGTGCTTATTGTCATAGCTTAATCCACATTCCTATCTATTGCGTTTGTAAATTCATAAACCTGTTGTTTCCACCATGGTATTCTGGCAAATGGTAATTGTCTTATTAAACCTTTAGCCGCATTTCCTCTGTCACCATTTATAAATTCTGCAACACCATCTGAATAATCTAATTTATGGTCAAAAGCAAGTTCAAAAGAATTTGAAGCAAAATCATAGAAATAACTTGGCCCTGCTCCAGACAAACCAACAACGCTTTCTAAGCCTTTATCTTTAGTATCATACTTAGGTTGTAAAAAACCACCAGTAATATCAGGCCCACCTACAGCTAAAGATGTATGCATAGCTTCATAAAACAATCCTGAATATAAAGAAGCTAATCCTGAATAATCAAAAGCTCTCATCATTTTATCTTGAGGATTCATATCATCCCAAATATAATCTGGAGTTCTAATTTTTTGACCAAGATAAGCTAAACTCATAGCTGTAATAACAGCAGTTGCTTTGCTTTTAGCTTGACCAGAAGCCGCCGCACTATTAACTTTACTAACTGCAGCTAAAGAATAACTATAGAATTGAAAAGGCAATCCAAGAAAACCATTCTCAATACGAATATACCCTGGCACTCTTGGATCATCCATAATAGCTTTCTTTGGAAAAAACATTCTAAACTTTTGAGGAAGATAAGCAACACCACTAACAAGTATAGGTTTATCAGCAGGTGTTCCCATCATAATAGTGTTCATAACATTATTAGCTAATGCAACACGAAAGCGTTTTGTTATAACAGGATCTGTCCACTCTTCTGTATTAGCATAATACATTCCTCTGTCATTCTTTTGAATAACACCATCATTAAATAACTCAGATATTTTATCTGCATCTCTTTTTTCTAAACCATAACGAGCTAAATAAGTAAGTTCATCTGCATCAGCCTTACCTTTAGAAACCTTTAACATAGTTTCTATAAGAGTATGTTGATTTGTAATACCTGTCCATTGTTTAAAAGCATTGGTTATAGGGCCAAGACCATTCAATATATAAAAAGAATCTTTTAATTTACCACCAATTCTATCCCATGCATTATCAGTAAAAGGATTTAAAGTTAATTCATCTACTAATCTCATTTGCACTGAGCCAAACACAGGTTCCAAAGCTTCACCAGAAAGCATGGTTTCACCTGCTGCTTTTTTTGAAATATCTTTTCTTTTTATAATAGCATCCAAACCAGTGAGCAAACCTCTAAAAGTATTACCAGCACCATTTTCAAAAATAATTTTAAAGGGTTCAGAAATTGCAGACAAACCAGCACTTCCAAGATAATTTAATTGAGCGACAGTTCTTAAAAAATTTGCAACTTTAAAACTTATTCGTGATGGTTCCTTTGCCATAGCACCAACAATCTGATCATATAAAGCAGTAAAATCTCTTTTACCTGCATTGATTTCATCTGTACTTCTACCTGCTAAAATTGAAGCCTCTTCCATTTCTCCTAGTAAAGTATCAAAAGTTCTTCCACCAAACTTAATATTAAACTCATAAGCTGGTGCTGTTCTTGCAATGTAAGCCGCCATTACTTGTATTGGATTCTGTTGAATAAAATCATAAACCAATTCATTTGGTATATCTATTCTTCTATGCTGAAGATGCTTAGAACGGCCCATACCATAATAAGCATTTGATGGATCAAGAATATCTTCTTGAGTCATTAGATCATCTACTAAATCATCTACCCATTTATCAATTTCATTTGGAGATAATGTTTTTTCTGTGTAAGAACCATCTAATTTTCTATCCACAACAAGTCTATTGTTTGGCTTACTATAATATTCTTTTAATATATTTTTAAACTTAGGCATATTCTTTTTAATAGCAGTTTTATTCCAATAACGAGGATGCATCTTAGCTTCATTCGTTGGTAGAATTTTTGTAGACTCAAAACTTTTTAATTGTTTTTCAATAAATCTAAATTCTTTTTGTATCTTAGGAATAATATCTTCTGTCAATAATCTTAAATACTTATAGTCTGCTGATGTAAGATCAAAGAAAGGTAACATTTTATTTCTGTCTTGCAAATCTTCTTTAATTTTTTTAATTTTAGATTTAACTTCTATAAACTTTTCCATTTCTCTTTGATTAAGACCTGCAAATCTACCAGAACCTTTGTATTGATTTTGTAATCTATCAAATTCTTTTTGTTTATTCCTTAAAGTTCTTTCTATATCTTCTCTTCTTTTTAGTTGTTTATTTTGTGTTTCTCTTAGCTTAGAAAGTTTTTCTTGAAACTCTTTAAGTTGATTTGCTCTTACAACTTGTAAACCTTCAAAGTATTTTTGGCTTCCAATCATACCAGTTTCTTTTAATCTAACTTCCCATTTGTCATAGAACTCATCTATAATTTTTACAGCCCTTGCTTCAACATCTGTTTCAGGTTTTATATTTTTAATACGATATTCATTTATGCGTGTTGTAAATTCTTCAAAAGTTATATCTTTTTTAAACTTTGTACCTAAAAATTTATTAGGTAGATAAGCTAATCTATTATTATTCTTAGCTACAGCATTAGAAAAATCATACTGTAATAAAGTAGTCGCACTTTTCTTTCCTTCTTCAGCCCATAGTTCTCTTAATCCTTTTATAGCTTTATGAACTTCTCCTTTGTAAACAGGTAAAGACATATGAACAGACTGACCCATACTAAATCCAAGCTTATGAGTATTAAGAATCATGCCACCATCTGCCGCAAGATTCATAACATTTACTTTAAAAATATTAGGCAGTTTACTATTTACAATTCTTTTTAACGGAGTTGAAACAGCCCTATTAAATGCAGAATCATTCCACCAGTTTTCATCTTGTTTGATTTGAATACCAAACTCTGAAGCTTCCATTAGCCTTAGATCTTTTTCATGCTTAACAGTATTAACAATGTCTTGTTTGTTATCAAGTTGTCTTTCAAATTTTCTTACTTCTTCTTCAAGCCTTGATATATTTGATCCATGTCTTTTACTTACATTTCTTCTTAATTGTTTTAATTTAAATTTCTCAACTTCAATAAGTCTAAATAAATTATTTAAATCTTCAAAATCTTCTTTACTCATACCTCCTGCTGACTTTCTTTTAAATACACCAACTCTATTTTTTAACTCATCTACATCAACTTCCTTACTTAAATTTTTTAATTCAGTATCAGCAATCTTTACTTTCTTTTGAGCTTTAACAGCATTGCTGTAAACATCTTTTGAAATTTGTAACATTTCTAAATCTTTAAAATTTTGTACTGTTTTTATTTTTATGTTTTTTAATGCTGAAATTTGTTTATTAAAGTTTCTTATTTTAGACTTAGCTAAACCACTACTTGTCATACCTCTTGATAACTTACCATCTGCCATACCTTCTCTTTGAAGTTTTATCAAAGCATTATAAAGCTCAGGATTTATTTCATTTTTTAATTTAGAAATTTTTGTAGTAGATAATATTAAGTTAATATTATTTTCTAAATCTGCTTTTACCACACGTTTAGGTGGTAGAAGATCATTAATTATATCTTCAATTTGTTGAATCTTTTGTGCTTTTAAATTTATTTCTTGTTCTAATGGTTTTAATTCTGGTATATTATTAAAGATAGATCTTTCGTTTTCTAATTTTGCTTTTGCATTATCTAAATAACCAATTTGTTTTTTTAATTGTGCCTGTTCTTTTTTAAGTGTATCAAAAACAGTTTCATCTTTCATATCAGCAAACATTCTTTCTTCTCTTGGAAGTCTACTATCATATTCTGGTTTACTTAAAATACCTTTATCAGCCATCTGTGTTTCAGCATCACGCTTTAAATCTTCTATAGCCTTTCTTTCTTTAGGTGTGTACTTAACAAAAGACAATGCTCCACCTAAAACAAAACCAGAAGCAAGGCCCATACCAATATTAAATGAAGCTTCACCTTCTTGATATGTAGGATCAAGAGGTGCCCTTATAGCTTCAGAAGCGGCAGACAAAGCACCAACACCTGCTGAAACTCTTAAAGCTGATCTAAAAAAACCAATAGATGGGCCACCTAAAGGAATAGGAATTAAATTAACAGGATCAAATATACCAGTAATAAGTTGTTTTGTTATAGAAGATCTATGTAATACTTCTCTTGCTTTATTAGAACGATCTATCTGATCTTTAAGTATAAACATATGACTAGGATTTGCAGAGTTTTCAATTAAGAATTTTTTATGTTCTTCATAACCAGTAAAGTCTTCTTCAAAAGGATTAAACTCTGGATCTCTAAATTGAAAACTAGCCTTATGATTATTTTTTAAATGATTTATAATTGGCAGATATGAGTAAGTCATCTGAGCTTTCCAAGTATTAAGCAAAGAAGGGCTAGCTGGAAATGAATCACTTGGTAATGTTAATGGACTTTGAGGTGAGTATAAACTTGTTGCCATATTATTATCTATCTATTTTGAAACTCTGAAATTTTTTCTTTTAATTCATTAGGAATTTCATCTGAATTATTTTTATTATTTATATAATC